CCAAGTTGAAAACTATGCGATGTAGTTCCCGCTGATTTGCTAAAAATAGCAAAAATTTCAAACTCATACACAGTGCTTGCAGACAACGTACAGCCAACATTAAATATGCTTTGTGCTGTGGCTACGTTAGACCCTACAACAGCAGAATCAAGCCTGTAATACTGCTGAGTCGGAACAATGCCTCGCTGTGTGCCGATAGGTGTAGCCGCAAAGATGGGGCTTGTATATTCAATCTGCCCTGCGGCGGCAGGACTTGATAGCGTGTCAGAAGTTAAAACAAGTATTGACATGATTATCCTTCGTACATGATATTTATATTACCAAAGTCAAAGGTATTTACACCCCCGACAGTAGTGATGCGAATCATATTTAATGTGCCAGCTAAAGTTTTTTCGCAAGCTGAAAAAGTGCCAGTATCATTTGCTTGCTCTGCCAATATACTTGAACCAACCCAAATATTAGAGCCAAAGGAACAAATAGTCGCAAGAATTGTTACTTTATTAGTGGCAATAGAAACTCTGTTTAAAAGAAATCCATTTGCAGCTGCTGTTTCGCCTCCTCTATTATTTGACCCGCCAAGATACCCACTCGTTTCTGGTACGCCACCTACACCATATTGAATAATCAAAGGCGAAACGCCATTTGTACTTACACTGGTAAACATCACTGTAATGCGCTTAATCCAACTTGGCAGACTTGTGAAGTCAATTGAAACGCCTGATGTAGACGCAACAGCAGTACCCAAGATATTGACAGAACTAGTCGCAGTGGCTGCAAGCAAAGTCAGCGTGTTTGTACCCGCAACAGCAGGGGCAGCAAGTGTTACCGCCCCGCTGGTGTCTCCCGAAATAACGACTGATGACATATATTTCCTTTACAGAACAACCCAGCGAGCGCCGGAGGGGACAGTGACAGTGATGCCGCTGTTGATGGTGATAGGCCCAACAGAGTGCGCGTTGTTTGATGCTGTGATGCTGTAGTTACCAGTAACCACTTTTGTGTTTTCATAGAAAACAGTGTCTGATCCTGCACCAGTTGCACCACCGCCAACAGATGCCCAAGCAGTACCGTTGTAGCCTTCAAATTTTGTCAGTGAGGTGTTGAAACGAAATTGAGCAGTGGCTGGTGAGCCTGGTCGCTGCGCCGTAGTGCCTGACGCAACCTTAATAAAGTCAGTGGCTGTGACATTCAATGTGCCAGCAACCGTCAATGTCTTACCAGCGCCAACATTTAAGCCAACTGAAGTACCTGTACCGGCGGCGGCAAATAATGCATCGACCAAATCTAGGTCGGTGTTTACCTTTGTTCCCCAAGTATCTGTTGAGGCTCCTACTTCTGGCTTTGTCAGCAATAGGTTTGTTGTGGTGGTATCTGCCATTCTTAAATCCCCTTTAGGCGGCTTCTTGCCAAGTTACTGAATTGTCTGCTAAATCTGTCCAAGATTCTGACGTGTCAGAAACTGGTGTCCATGTCTCAATGCTGACAGGAACTGCGCCCCAGCCATAACCAATTATTGTTCCAACAGAGCCAATAGACTCAACGCCAGTTATCGCAACCTCTATGACAGTTGTAACAGTACCAACACCCTCAAATCCATCAACTCCAGTAATTGCTTGGAACGATATAACCTCTGCGCTCATAGTGCCGACAGCACCGGTTGCAGCATTGCCAGTGATGATTGGCGAAACCAATACTGAGTTGACAGCGCCAGTGGCTGCATTGCCGGTGATGGCAACAGATACGTTTAATCCGACTGTGCCTACATTGCCTGTGGCTATCGTTCCATCTTCTTGAATGGATATATTGGTGAGCAGCGTACCAATGGCACCAGTAGCCTGGTTACCGCTGATGACGACATTGCCTATGCCGTAAACACCCTTACCGTAATAACCGGAGCCATATGCAGCCATGCCGCTGCTCCTCGGTTAAGCCAACCGGATCAGGCCGGTGCTTGCGTCATTGACAGGCATCGTCAAGGTGAACGTGCCTGCGGTGACGGTCTGGCTGCCAAAGGTATGCACGCTAACCGCCTTGTTTGACTGAGTCGAGTTATAGATCAAGACCGCGTCAAAGGCCGTAGAAAGGGTCACAGCAGAGTAAGTGATGCTGGCGCTAGGGGTCACAAAGGCTGTAGTGCCGCTGGTGCTTGGCGCGGTGCCAAAGGTTACCGTCACGCCGCCTGCGGTGTAGCCAGTGCCGGACACCTCGTTGGTGGCGCTGTAGGCCGTTGTAGCCGCGCTAACAGTGGCAGAGGCCAAGTACAAGGCAGCCTTAAACGTGTCGGCGGCAGTAGATGCGCGAATAACGCCAGTGCCGAAATTATGATGGCCGACAAGCAGCTCACCCTTGAAACTGGTACACATAGCTTGAGTATTAGCGATGATAATTCTCCTTAAATTTGTTGGGTAACGCCATCAGCAAACACACTGCGCTTGAGCGCCATGTGGACAGATCGGTGAACCATTTCACCATCTAGCCAGTACTCTACCCAGCTTGTTGTCTCGGTGTCGTTGTCCAATGAGCCTTCACGCTTCTCCAGCAATGAATCGTCCATCTCGCCTTTGGTGGTGGTGACTATCATCCGAATGTCCTTGCACGCGCCAACAGAGCGCCGCCACTGGTTGATCCACGGTCATCAGCAACTTGCAACTGCTCTAAGCCAGCAGCATATAACGATGACCATACAGAGATTCTCGCATCATCCTGCAAGTAAGGCGCAGCTTGTAATAGCGAGCCGTACAGGTAAACGTCCGGTGCCTGAGTCAGCAGAAAGTTGGTTGCAACAGTCGATGACAACTTGGTCAACTTGGCGTAGTAGACCAACTCAGCGGTGTACTCGCCATCAGGTATCGGCAGCAGCCGGAATTGATTGCCCACCACCGTGAAATACAGCGGTTTACCGCTGGACAGGTAGGTGGTATTCGACAGCTGATCCATTGCCTCAATTGTCTGGAATGACAATGATGTCACCGGATTGGTATCTAGCTTGATGGACTTGGTTTCCAAGAAGTCATCAGGCACCGTGCCGTACTCGGCGGCAGCTGCAAATGTTGCGTTGGCACGCACGATCATCTGTCTGGTGCGTAGTTGGCGCTCCATCTGCGCCTCGGCCAGACTGATGAAGTCAGCAATAGCCGAAGTCAAATCAGTCCGGTTGAGCCAATCAGCCAGTGATGCTTTGAGTTCGGTGTAGGTGGTCAATGCCATTTAGACNGCCTCTTTTTCAAGCTGTTCCCGCATAACCCAAGTGTGTTCATGCCGGAATTCAAATGTGCCAATGTGTCCGATTTCTTTCGAGACATCATGGTCAATATACACCTTGAAACCTAATTCCTGAGCCTTCTTGCAAAAGAAGACATCCTCGCCCATGTAGCCGCGAGTGTCGTACTGCCAGGGCATATCGAACCATGGCTCAGACATTCCTTGAAACACTTCGCGCTTGATCAGCATCACGCCAGTACCAACTGAGCCGATCTCTTCTAAGCCGGTGGATTCAGGCATGGTGTAGACCGGCTTGCGCTTTCCATTCTCATCATAGTTCTGCGCCGTTGGACCTGTGGGCATCCTGCGTCTGGCGCAGTTGGTCGCCACGATATCCACGTCATGCGCCATCAATCGCTGGATCATGTCCTGCGGGAATGTCATGTCGGAGTCGATGAACAGTATGTGGCTGCAACCCTCGCGCATCGCGTCAAGGCACAGGTCAGCACGCTGATTCTGGATGAGCGTACCTTGCAATATCTTGAGGCTGACGGCATCAGTCGTGTTCAGCGTGTGGTACGCCACCATATTGACCATGCAGTAGGTGTAGTTGGTGTGTACTTGATCCCGCGCTGGCGTGCAGACTGCAATGTATTTCATACCTGTCCTGGCCTCACTCTAAAAAACCTGTTATCGGGATCGTTCAACCATTTTTTCATGTAAACCGGATCATCCAACTTACCCTCGGCCTTCAGCTGAAAGTAGATCGTTTCAGGAATGCTCGCAATGTGATGCCATTCGCTCTTCCAGTTCGCCCTGTTATCAGTAGCAGCAAAGTCGCGCTTGTTGGCCTCGATGACAGCAGTCAAGTCCTGCGTTGTCTGAATCGTTGCCTCATCAGTGTCATCGTTATAGTGCCAGGTGCGGGTGATCCCCTTCTCGGGGCTTGCATCAAAAAATCGTTTTTCCATGTAAGTAGGGGAGGATTTCTCCTCCCCTTTTTCCTCTTAGTTGATTAAGAAGTTGACAAGTCAGCGCACAGGCCGTGAGCGTTTTCAGCCGTAACTTTATGGCCGAATTCGATCAACAACATACGCTTCTCAGCGTCACCAGTTTTCGCCAATTCGATTTGCTGGTAAGGACGCAAGACAGTCATCTTTGCGTACTCAGGATCGATGACCCAACCATCACGCTCGCGCTGGAAGCGGTTAGCGATAACGGCCACGTTGCCAAAGTCGCTGACGTAGATGTCAACTGCACCGATCAACACGGCAGGCTTTTCGCCACCGTTGATGTTGAAACGTGAAGATGCAATGCCAGAGAAAGCGGACACTTTCTGCTTGTTGACAGGACCAACCATCAGGATTTTTGGTGTACCGCCAGCAGACCATACTTTTTGAATCACATTCTTCAGAATGGTTTCAGTGAAAGTACGCACGTTGCCGTCACTACGCGCATTGTTTGGCAATGTGCTGTAGCTTGGGTCAGCGCCGTTGGTTTGCTTGTCGGTGTTTGTCTTAACAAACGCGCCCAAAGAGGCAGTAGCGCGAGCAGTAGTAGTGTTACCAGCAGCAGCCACAGCACCATTCAAGAATGTGAATTCTTGGTCGCGCTTGAGTTCAGAGCCGCGCTTGGCGATCTGGTATGCCAGTTCAGAACGGCGGCCAGCCTTGTTAACCACTTCTTCAGTGTTTGACAAGACAATGGTTTTGCGTGCGATCTGAGCGTAGTTGGTCAAACGAACAGTCGCAACGACTGCATCGAATGTGCCAACGTCATCACCTTCCAACTGAGCATTGGCGGCTGCATCTGCCAATGTGTCGGTCTGCCACTCAAACAAAGTATTGCTGACGGTTTCGCGGCCAATGTTGGATTGGTACGGTGTTTCTTCGGGAGCGATGTTGGTGATGACATTGCTCAAGTCTTCACGAATACCCTTTGCAGAGTAGGTGGTGAACGTGTTACTTACGATAGACATGGTGAATTCCTTATTTCAAGAGTTTGTAGATTGCATCAGCCGCGTCATCAACACGGCCAGTTTTCGCAAGACGCTGTTGTGCTCGCAATGCCTCAGTATTGTTAGAAACTCTTCCCGCTGCACCAGGCTTTGCGGGTCTTGGCCCATTGTTCGTCACCGGCTTGATCTGTCCACGCTTGGACACCATCTGGTCATACAGCGCCGCTTTTCGCAGCAGTACAACCGCCCTGTGATCGAGCACATTCTTCAATTCATCAGGTGAGAATCCAGCCTTCTGGCCGAATTGAACGAGCATGGCTTTTTCAGCCGCAGCCTTCTTGGAGTCTTTCCACTCGGGAATAGCCGCCACCAAAGCCTCTTGCTCATGCTGCAACACCATCTGGTGCTGCTGCATCTGTTCCTGTTGCGACAACTGAGACAGGCGCTGCTTTTCGCTTTGAATAGCCGCACTCTTCTCTTGGTTTTCTCGCATCAACTCGCGCTGCCGTACCCATTCGATGGGGTCTTCTTGGTAAAGACGTTCCCAATCAATGTTCGGCTGCGTTGCCTGCTGAACCTGAGCCTCTAAAGCTCCTAACAAATGAGCGTATTGCTCGCGCTCGGCGCGAACCGCCTGCAACTCTGCCTCTGCGTGCTTTCGCACTTCGGCAATTTGCTGCGTTTTTCGCGTGTAATCCTGAGTCCTTGAATATCCTTTTTGGAGTTCCTCCAGCGACACCTCGACTTCTTTACCGTCAACCTTGACGGTGAAGACTTGTGGCTGTTCTTCCTCTTCAGAATTCCCATCTTCTTCGGATTGTTCGGGATCAGTTTCATCGCTAGATGCGTCTGCATCATCCAGCAACTCATCAACTCCCGCCGCGCCCTCATCGGGCAACTGCGCCTCGCTGTTCTCCTCTTGTCCCTCATCGGGGAGCATCCCAGCAAGTGCATTGGCCGCTTCGGCCATGTTCATCGGACCTTGTACAACACTCGCCGCTGGCGTTGGTGCTACTGTTTGCATTAGTTTATTTCCTTAATTAAACAAGATTTTTTTGCGCTCGCTCAATGGCGCGCTGCGCCACCTTGCCGTTGTCGATCATTTTGGTAAGTTCGTTCTTGAAATTCTCAATGGCACGCAACTGCGCCCAGCAAATCTCACGCTTGTTAGCCTCTTCCGGCTTGCTGCTCTCAAACTCCCAAAGCAAATCGCCACGCATCTTCTCCATGGCCGCTGCAAATACCTCGTCCTGCATGAACTGCTCGGACTTCCGGCCTTTTCGCACTTGTTCTTCGTTCATTTAAACCATTCCATTAAGGTTGATGGGTGGAGGCACATTCGCCGCTGTCTGCACAGCCTGTTGGATGATTGCAGACTCTTGCGCCATAGCCTCCCGATCCATAGACTGCCGCGCTTCGATTTCGGCAGTGCTAATTTGTGTCTGGTACTTTAACTCTAATTCGTACTTCTTGAGCATTAAGTCCTGCGCCATTTGATCTCTACGGTAATCGTCATCGCGGATCATCTGCTCGCGCTTCAACTCCAACTCAGCAGCCTTCTTCTGGATGTCGGCTTGGATTGACTGAGCCTGTACCTGAGCCAGCACCTCCTCTGGCGTTGGCTTTGGCGCATCGGCCTGCGGCATCTGGTAGTCTGCTGGCAGCGTCTGAATGTAGCTGGACGCATCCTTAAAGCCGGACAACTCAATAATCTTTTGGAGACTGCGGATGTACATGGCCGGTGTCACCACCGGATTGCTCAGACCAAACTGCTGCATGATCTGCTCTTGCTTGCCGGCAATCATGGTCAGTGCTTGGATGCGCTCATTGGTGTCGCCATTGCCCAGGCCGATATTGACCGTCACGTCCATGCTGGAATTCCAGACTCGCGGGTCAATCTCCACCCACTCATTACGCAAGCGCACCATGCGCGGCTTGTCTTGATGTGTGGTCATTAGGTACAAGATGCCCTTAAACAGTTTCTTCATGCCCTCGGCCAGTATGCGTGCCTGCAACTCAATACGGCCTTGGCTGGCGCTGATGGTGGCCGCCACAGCTGCCTTGGTGCTTGACTGCAATGCGTCAGCGTCCAATCCCATCGCGGCCTTGCTCATGCCGGTGCGGTCTTCGCGCATCTGATCCATGTAGTCCAGCATGGGGAATGCGGCCTGGCCGACAAATGGGGTAGAGAACGGCTGCACCATGCCAGGCGCACGCATCCGGATAATGGCACCAGTTTCGTTGTTCAATACGTCATCAATGTTGACCTGACCTTCCACCACGGCGGTGCGCGGATGGATTGACTGCGCCAGCGAGTCCAAGGTATTTCGTAACACTTCGGACTTGATTTCCTGAATGTCGTGCGTCAAATCAAACACCGACATGGCCTCAAGCGGTGAGGTATGTGGCTCTGGATCACATGGGAAATCAACAAAGGGAATATAGCTGGCTGGCAAGTTCCGCACCACGGTGTAGCCCGAACCCATGCAGCAGACCTTACGCAACTCGGCGATGCCGTCACCGTCAAAGTCCACGCGGATATAGGACTCAACGTACAAAACGCGGCGTTGACCAGGATTCAAACTGTCGCCGGAACCCATGGTGGTGGACAGCGGCTGGCGCGCCAAGTACTCATCATTGCTGTCTAGATCGGTGCTGGATATATTCTCTTCAATCTCATCCAGCTCGTAGCCCATCTGAAGCAGATCGTCCACGGTCGCCATCTGTCTGTGGGCGATGATGCCTGCATCCTCAAACGATCTGGCTCTGCGATCAAGTATCAATTCTTCGGGCGGCACAGCCATGATGCGGATACGGCCATCCTTTGTCGTGCGCTTGATCTGCACGTCATGCAGCATCGGTTGCGGCATCTGCATCATTTGGCCGGTCATCGGATCAATCTGCGGCTGCATCATGTCCATCGGCACTGATGGATCAGGGTAGCTGACCACAATCTTGACCTCGGAACCCTCGGACATCAGCAGCTGCACGGTCTGGTCATCGAGGCCAGAATAATCATCAATCTTGACCTCTTGAACCTCATCCCAATAGTACTTTGCAATACCACACTTACGCACCAGCGAGTCCTTGAACAGCGCGTAGGTGGTCATGAAACCGTTGTTGTCGTTGCTGAATATGTAGTTGGCGTAGTCGGTCGCCTGCTGCGCGCCTGCGACATCTTCCGGCCCGCGAGGCACATACTCCACAACATTCTCGGTGCTGAAGAAAACGCGCATCAGGCTTGGCAGCATGGCGCTCACCGTGTCGCGCACCTCCATTGCCACCACTTGGCTGCGGCCATCTTCCTCATTACCAAAGGGATCGCCACGGTAGTACTCTGTTCCCTTGGCGCGGATAGGCGATACATCGGCATCGATGTAGCTGACGGCATCTTCCAACTCACCGGCCACAATGCCCTGCAACTCGGTGTCATCCATCGGGTTGACGGCGGCAATGTCGGTGCTGATGTTCATATCGTTGATCATTTCTTGTTCCTTCGGGATATGGCCTTGGCCTTGGCCTTCGCCTGTTCTTTTGAGTCAGCCCCCCACGCCTTGAGGGACAACGCTAATCGGGTTGGCTCGCCGTTCTTTTCCATCGGGCCAGGCATATTGCCCATTCTCGCAAGGAATGACGCTCTGCGCGGGTTGTCACCAGACTTCACCGGCGCTTTCAGATTCATACCCTCGGCCTTTGCGCTGGCGCGTCCCTTGGCATTTAAGCCGCCACTCGGACTCTTTCCCTCTTTACGCTGCCACGCTGGTGTCTTCATTTAATACCCCAAAAATATAAATCTCTAGGAGACTGATTTTCGCTAAATTCATGCTGTGAAAACCTCTTGACCAACAAACCAAAGTGTCCGGCCTCTAGATTCATGTAATAGTCATTTGTGAAAGGTGCATCAGCCGGTGACGTTCTCGTTGTCCCATGCTCCTGCCTGCCCGTAGTCGCGCAGGAAAATATAACCAAACCGCCAACCTTGACCAAGTCAACCATCTTGGAGAATGTCTTGCGCCAGTGTCGGTCATGCTCAAAGCACTCGCACGATATCGCAACATCAAAATAACCGTCAGCATATGGCAACTCATGCCCTGCACAAACAATGTCAACGCCCTTACCCTCGCCCAAGTCGCAGCCTACATACTCCTCAGAATTGACAAAGAAGTCACGCACGCTGCCGTTAATATTCAGTGAGCCAACTTCCAAAACTCGCCCACCCAAAAAAAACTCAGGGAAATACGCTTTCACGCCACCGACAAAGTCAAGTTGGGATTGATGACTCACTTGAACCACGCTTCGGCATAGTGCGGCCTGTTCTGTAGCAACCACGGTATGGCCGCCTTGGTCAGTGCGTCACCGTTCATGCCCACAGTCTGGCTGCCAATGTGATGCACATAAGACCGGCTCAAGTAGTGGTGAAAGCCAGCTGC